GAACTGAGACCGCCAGCGGGACCGGATGGTCGACGCCTCCTCCTGGGAGGTCAGCCGTCGCTTGACCTTGAGGAGACCGGACGGGACGCCCGCGTTCTGGAAATACACCTTCGCGAAGTCCGTCATGTTGAGGTCGAGGTTGACGGTGCGGGCCGCGACCTGAAGGGGCGAGAGGCCGTAGATATCCCCGCCGGGATTGGGGAGGGCCAGGTGGCACATATCCCGTGCAACGACCCCGTACTCGGTGCCGCCGACCGTGTAGATGTAGCTCTCCGCGCCGTAGTCGCCCGCGACTATCGTGACCCGGTCGGGACGCAGGAGATACATGGCCGAGACCTGGTCGTTCCTCCCCCGCTCCTTGATGACGTAGGCGTTGCCTGACACCATCAAAAACGTGACCAGCCGCTCGATGAACGAGTACCAGTCGGCATACGGGTTCGGCTTGGTGGTCAGGTCGTAGAGCAGGCCGGTCTCGACCTCGACGGCTCCGCCTTCAGTGGACGGGGCCTGGACGTAGTACCGGGGCGAGGCCGCGGAGACCGCCAACTCCCTGATGCAGGCGTGGACGATCTCGTTCTTGCCGTAGCCTTCGGAGGCGAAGTTCTGATAGTTGACGTCAGGGTAGGACGCCTGCCCAACGTCGAGGTTGAGCGGGACGGTGGTCGAGAGTTCCTGCGCCTGCTTGCGGAACAGCGGAGACCAGAACGCCAAAAGCGACCTCCTCCGGCGTTCGGGCTTGCGCCTCGGACACTGCACCGGATCGGGCCACTGTCATCGACGATACCACGACGAATCGCACCGCGTCAATCAGCCTCGTTGCGCGTCTTACACCGGGAGCATACGATCACCGTGCCGGACGCGGCCTTCTCCGCGAGGAGCTTCCCGCAGCCCTGGCACCTCAGCTCCTTGCACTCCTCTATCATGCCCTGGCGCATCCGTTAACAGATCGCGCATATAGGCCGTTGGTTGCGGTTGAGGTGGTATCTACCATACCCCGACTCCCGGCGCACCCGTCCGGCCATATACCGCCAGGGCCAGGGCCATCACGCAGTCGTCGTGCATCCCGTCCGGGGCCGAGTACCGGACGCCTGTCCTGGTGTACTCAAAGGCGAAGACATCCAGCTCGGAGACGATCACGCCCTGCGGATACCTGACCTCCCCGGTCTGGATCGCCATCGCCAACCCCTCCATCAGGTGCTGCTTAGATGACGAGGAGAAGTGATAGCCTTCGACGTTCGATAGCTCCCGCTGGAGCCGCTCGACGATCGGGTCGCCGACCCCGGTGGAGTCCACGATGGCGGGCGTGGCACCGATCTCCTGGGCCAGCCGCCGCACGGTCTCCTCCCACGGCCACTGGTACCGGTCGAACCGGCAGACGGCCCCGGTCTCGTCGAGGCCGACGACGACCGTCCAGTCGACGGACTTCGCCAGGTCGACCCCGTAGACGACCGGAGGATCGCCGGAGACGTCCCCGATGCAGGCCCGGATAGCCTCCTGCCCGAACGGGTTCCCGCCGTCGTCGGACGGCTCGGCGAAGTACAACTCACGGAACACGTTCTCTGGCAACTGCCGCTGGGCCTGTTCGATCTCCTCCGGCGCTATGATCCCCGCGTCGATGGCGTCCGAGGCCGTGAGCTTCGCATAGGCCCACCCCGACTCCCCGCCCTCGGCCCGACGCGCCAGAGCATAGGCCCAGTTCCTCCTGCCCTTGACGTTGCCGATGATCCGCACCGGGCCACGGGTCGCGGTCAGGGTCGAGCGGATCGCGTGCCACGCCTCCTCCCTCATCCGCGTCGCCTCGTCCAGCACGGCGGCGTATACGTCCTCGCCGTAGAGATTGTCCGGCTTCTCCGCAGACCGGAAGGAGATGATCGCCCCGTTCAGCAGGGTGATCGTAAGCTCCGACTCGTTGGCGGTGTACAGCGTCTCCGGTAGGCCGCGCTTGAGCCGCCGGTACGCCACCTTGGCCTGGGGATAGACGGGGCTGATCCACCAGAACGCCTGACCCCGCAGCCCAGCCATCGCCCGCTCCAGTATCCACGCGATACAGGCGACCGTTTTCCCACATTTCGTACTGCCCTCGATGATCCCGTACCGGTCAGGACTGAAGATCGCCGCCTGCTGCTTCGGGTAGAGGTTGGGCCTCCGGTACGTCACCGTCGGGGCCGTGACCGTTGAGGAAGTTACCACTAGCTGCCTCGATTGAGAATGTGACCTCGCCCTGGGTCAAGTGGATAGCCCGCTGGTCGATGGTGATCATCGGCTCCTTCGGGATCACGCCGTTGATCTCCGATATCCGGTGCATGATCTTCAGTATCATGTTCGTCGCGGCCTCGTCGCCTGCCAGGGCCTGGGGCCACCACCGCGCCAGCAGGGTAGTGTACCGCTCCATCTGGAGGCCGCGTATCTGGTCGGCCATGCCGCTGTACTTCTCAGCGAGGTCGTTCAGCACCCGTTTGAGCGAGCGGTGGACGTGCGCCTTGTCGACGCCCAGGGTCTCGCCGATCTGCTTCTCCGTCGCCCCGCCCTTGTACAGTTCCAGCATCTGATACCGGCGGTGCTCCCACTCGGCCCGCTTCTGCCCCGTCGGGTATAGTCCCGGCTGCGTGCGTTTTGGCATCAGACCTCCTCCAACAAAGTTATCAGATGCCGCCCGATAGCTTCAGCCATCGGAGGACATACGCTATTGCCGAGAAATTTGTATTCCTTCTCCCGTATATCGAACCACTCTGGGAACCCCTGGAGAGTCTTGGACTCCTCGATGGTCAGGTATCGAACGGACTCCCCGTCTGTTAATGATGGTGGGTTCACAGTCATCACTGTAGCGACAAGAGACTGCATTGGTCGCCAGCGTCCAGCATTCTCTGGACGGGCCAAAAAAACCGGGTTGCCGAATGCCCCAGCAATCCGCTGAGCGGATATGGATGGCGGGTGGGTCGCCATCAAAGCAAGGGCGACGCCGCTCCCGGCCTTCCACTTATTCTCGAAATCAGGGTTCCTCAACTGCACATCAGCCGCACCCAACACCCGCCCTGCGGAGACCGGGACTGTGACGGTCGGCTCGGGATGTCCCGGTTCTGCCGCCAAGTCCTCCCGGACTCCGACCCAGATCAAACGACGGCGGTCTTGGGGGACGCCATACCACCAGGCATTCAGTTCTCGACAGGAGACCTTGTATCCGGCATCCTTCAATGCCCTGGTCATCTCAGCGAATATCAGCTTCATCTTACCCTTGCGTAAACCGCTGACGTTCTCCATGACCAGCATCCTCGGCTTGAATACCTCGAGCATCCGAACATACTCCTCGAACAGTCGGTTCCGGGTATCCGAGAACTTCCGTCGCCCAGCCGTCGAGAAGCCCTGGCAAGGAGGCGACCCGTCCAGAACGTCCAGTTGTCCCGGCTCCAGGGCCGTGACCCTCAACGCCTCCTCCGCTGTCAGGTCAGCGATATCGCCCTCGAATACGTTCGTATCGGGGAAGTTCCGGCGATAGACATCAGCCGCGCCCGTATCCCATTCCACCGCCAGCCTGACATCGTACCCGGCCTGCTTGTATCCCAGAGACGAACCACCGCACCCGGCGAATAAACTAACGACCGTCGGGTCAGGCTTGCTTGTGATGCTCATGGCCGCACGCTTCACACTCACACAGGGTCACTCCCTCGGCTATCTGCTCATCTAACTCCGGCCCAAGGCTCGGCGGCTCAGAGATGGTCAACGGCTCGTACCCGTTCGCCAGGGTCTGGAGGAGGGCGTTCACCGTGTCGTTGTCCGACGAGACCGTCGACAGCAACTCGGACAGCCGCTCCTCGTCCCGGCCCGCCATCGCCGCCAGCGGGTCGAGGGTCGCCAGCATCAGGTCGGCCTCCGCCTCGTCGATGTCCAAGACCAGCACCGGAACCTCGGAGTCCGGCGTGGTCTCGGCCCGCAGATGTCCGTCGACCAGCATCAGCCCCTCGGGCGTCTCGCGGGCCAGGAGGGCGTCCGCATACCCAACCTCGGCTAACACGCCTCTAAGGGCATCCTGCTGCGCCACAGGGTGGGTGCGCCAGTTCTTCGGGTTCGGTATAAGCTCCGACGCCGGGACGCGCCGAAGCTCCTTTATCCGATCTCTAATCTGCATCTCTCTCCTTCAGACCCCGACAATCACGGCAGAGGATATCGGGACACCTGTAGCCTTTGCCCGGTATCCCTATCCAATCTCCGCAAACGTCGTCAACGGGGTCAAGTCCCGCGGCCCCGCACTCATCACATTGCACAACCTCACGTATCGTATCCACTCCTGCTTCTCCTGGCGTTCCATGACTTCGCCGCCCACTATGGTCACCATTCATTCTCATACTCCAATGAGTGAACCTCCACCGTCTCTCGGCAGTCACGGCAGAGGATGTCTGGGCATTTATACCTGCCATCCTGGGTGCCATAGTCCCCGACGACAATGGTGCCCAGCCATTCACCGCAT